AGCTGGCCGAGGCCGAGGGCTGGACGAAAGACAACAAATATTTGGCCCGGTATGTGGGCTGATGGAGGGCAAAGATATGGAAAACAGCAACAATACCTTTTTGGCGGCGAAAGCGGCCATTGCGGCGGTCTGTGGGGCGTTCACGGCGGCGTTTGGCTGGCTGGGGTGGCTGGTGGTGGCCTGGGCCGTCTGCATGGTGCTGGATTGGCTCAGCGGCAGTGCAGCGGCGGCAAGCCGCGGCGAGTGGTCGAGTGCCGTAGCCCGCGCGGGAATTTGGCACAAAGCGGGGATGCTGGTGGTGGTCGTAGTGGCCGCGCTGACGGACGCAGTATTGAGCATTGCCGTGGCAAACCTGCCGGGGCTGGGGCTGACGTACTCGAGCCTGATTTTGCCGGTGGTGCTGGTGTGGTACATCTTTACCGAGTTGGGCAGCATTGCCGAAAACGCCGCCGAAATGGGCGCGAACGTGCCGGAGTGGCTGCTGAAGCTGCTTGCCGCTGGGAAAAGCGCAGCGGACAAGAGCGCGGGCGGTATTACCGTGGAAACCGGTAAAAATGCGGACGGATCCCCTATTGGGCATCTGGAGGCAACACAACTGGATGAATTGAAAATGGAAGATTTGGAGCAGTTGGCAATCGACATGGGGCTGACTGTGCAGGACGGCGCGAAGCGTGCGGATTTAATTGCGCAGATCAGTGCAGAGCCGGTGAAGG